ATGCAATGCGACCTGAATTCTCAGACGAAGAGGCAATCGTCCCCTTCGATTTCTGGAAGGGTGCAAACTTTAGACTTCGTATTCGCAAAGTTGCAGGTTTCCTCAACTATGACAAGTCCGGATTCGATTCGATGTCCGAACTGTTCGACGGTGATGATGATCGCCTGAAGAAGTTGTGGGAAAGCGAATATAAGTTGAATGAGTTCATCGACCCCAGCAATTACAAGTCATATGATGAACTCAAGTCCCGTCTCGATATGGTCCTCGGCGGTTCCGCCCCCAAGGAAACTGCCGAAAACACTTCGCTTGAGTCTGAGGAGAGTTTTGGTCGTGATGAAACCACAACTCCCACGGTGCAGGATTCAGCACCATCCGAAGAGGACGATGCAATGTCCTACTTCGAGCGACTCGCTAGTGAGGATTGATCGAGACAATGCTTCTTGTTAGGGAGCAAAGAAAACCCCCGGATTTCTCCGGGGGTTTTTTTATGCTGGAATCATTCCTTCTGAACCGGTGTATACTCGACCCTCTTTATCAGTCGCCGGTTCTGGGTTCATTTCCATTGATTGTGTGTTTGTCATATTATTGTTGACTTGTTGATTGATTTGTGCTTGGCGTTCCATTCCGGATGTGTATCGATCTTGCTCGGCAAACATAAGTTCTTTTTGTACTTCTTGTATAGATTTTCCGGTTTGTGCTGCACGATCTCTAGTGAAGTTTTGCAATTCATTCGCATCCATCCCACGAACAAAAGAACCAAGTGCCTTATCCTGCCCACGACTCGATAGTCTCTTAAACCTTTCGAGGTTTCTTTGTCTTTCTTGTCTTTCTTCTTCCCTTGCCTCTGCTAATTTTCTTTCAGCGACTCTTGCCTGTAGTTCTCTTTGTTCTCTCTCAATTTTATTAATTTGATTTTGTGCCTTAATAACAGCAGGGTCATCTTCATCCGCACCGAAGACATTTAACACCTCTGCAATATATTTTGCCGCCTTTGCCATTAATAATTGAATTTGAAGTTTTGCACCAGAGAACCACTCACCGAGAACAGTAAGGGGATAACTGAACACTTCCATCAAATAAGTTGCCATTCCCATCACCGCATTGTATATTTTACCGGGAAGTTCCATGATGAAATTTGGAACTGTTTCAAAGAAGAAGTTGTAAAGAGTATTACCGACCTCAAGGACAGCGTTCTTAACTGTCTCGTATATCACAGGAAGATATGCAGGGAGTTCGATTGTAAAGAAATCATATAAGAAGTTGAATGCTTTCTTCATCCCATCGAACAACGCAATTGCCGCGTTCGGTATTATTTCAGTTACTAGTTTAGCAATAAACTTACCAACCGCCACAATAATATTCATCTGAACTTTACCGATGGCAAGGAACACCTCTCCAATTACTCCCATGATCTTACCAAAGATACCTTTGTTTGGATCATTGATGATAGAGGATATGTTGTAGAATGCATCCTTGAACGGTTGATAAATGGGATCTAAGAAATTCTTGATTGCATCGAATCCTATCAAACCAAGTGTTAATGTATCAACAATCTGAGCGACACCGCCGATCATCCCATCCACAAGTTTTGCCCCAAAGTTGCTTTCCTCTGAGTTTGCAAATCCCTTGAAGAACCCGACTGCAAAATCCACGATTGCAACAACGGGTCCAAACACCGAGTAGGCGAGTATTTTAAGTGCGGATGTAAATGGTTTGAGTTTTGGAAAGAGATCACCGGTGATCGCCAATCCAAGACCTGCTAATCCACCGCCCAACAAACCAAGTGCAGGAAGACTAAGACCAATGCCGCCGAGGAGGTCATCTAGGAGACCTCCCTTCTTGGCGGGTTTTGCCATTTTGGAACCTATGCTGTCAAGACCACCGAGAATAGAGGAACCTAATCGTTTAAAAAGATTCTTTTGATCTTTCTTTGCCTCTTGTCTTGCCTCTTTTGATGAACCCTTTGCACCATCGACTATGGCACCAGATATCTTGACGCTCGAAGCATCGACGGCACCGACAATTTCTGAGGTGTTTTTCTCATCGTCAGATCTATCACCTAGCAGACTCGCCAGATTGTCATTTGGTTTTTTAGGGGGTTCCGCCATTATCTTTCCTTATACGCCTCTTTTTGTTTCTCAAGATGCTCCTGTAACAATCCAATAAAAACATGTCTTTCCCACGGAATTAAATTTTCTAGTTCCGTCAATCTATATTTATGATCTTGCATCATCAAGAAATTCACTCGGTACAAAGACTCCAATGTATCATGAGAGAGGCAAATTAGAAAAAATTTGAGAGTCCCTCGATTACCAGACGATTTTCTTCTCCACACTCGTCACAAATATACGTTAGATCACATTTTACTTTAGGCATATTGTCGAAGTAGTTTTGAAGTTTTTGTAATTCTTTCATATTCAAAGCACCGACAAAATCAAGAACTTCTTTCTTTGGGTAGTCCTTTACATTATGAACAGTTGTAGAATCATAAATTGATTCGATACAACTTACCAAGACTTCCATAGAATCTTCGGTGTTAATCTTGGATATGGCATCAACTGTTGGGTGTTTCAGGATAACTCCAACATCAGATGTCAATGCTATCTTAGACTCGACAGTTTCTCCCATATGAAGTTTAATGTCTTTGTCGATGACCAGAGTCATTGGTTTACTGGCACCACAGTGTTCACATGTAACTAATATTTCAACTTCTTCACCAACAGACTTTGCTCGAAGCATGAGAAAAATATACTCAATATCATATGTGGTGAGAGAACTAACATCAATATCGTCCTCGATACACGCCGAAACTAAATTCTTTAGCGTGTCCACCATTTGGGATGTATCGCCACCCTCTTTCGCCATCATCAGAAGTTTCTCTTCTTTGACCAAGAAAGGTCTGTAATTTACGCTCTTCCCTGTGGATGGAATTTTTAATCTATATGTTGGTGTTTCTAACTTTGGTAATGCCATAATATTTTATCCTTCTTTCAAAATATATTAACCAAAAAATCCGCCCCTCGGTGGTCTTCCACCGAAACGACCTCCGGGTTGTGGTGGCGGATTGTTTGGTCCCGTGTCTTGTATTGTTTTTTCTTCACCTGCCGATGCTTTGGATTCACTCGGATTGCTAACCCATCTTCTGAATGAAATAGCAACTTCTGTTTTCACTAAAGAGTCACCTGCTGCCGACAAGTCAACCGCATTGATTGATTTTGGGAATAAATCAAAAATACGAACTTTGTATACCTCTTTTTCCCTGAGATCGGACATCGTAATATCGAGATGATCGCACACATATTCGTCGTAGTAACCACAATGAAAAGTTTCCTCATCGATGATCAATCTTTGCCACTCTTCAAATGTTTTTCTGACGTTAAAAGTCCGATCTTCTAAGAAAACCATAGTAAGATCTCCCTCATACAGTCTGCCATAAGGCATCTCTCGATCAATCCCTTGTAGTTTCACGGCGGAACTTCCGATCACGCTTCCGGGGAGCGATACAGATTCAAGTCTAGCATTTATTTTTTCACTGGTTCCACGATCAAATAATTGTGTACCCGAGCGAGTGGATCCAAAAAGTATTTCATAACGGTGTGGATACGCCACCCCCGACTTTCCGATTTCCGACATAAATTTGTTGACATTAAATCCAAACATGCTCATGACTTTTTCCTTTTTGATTCTTCAATACTCTTCCTCTTACTGTCTGCCCAGACGCTCCGTGGTGATCCCCCTCTAAAGAAAGTTTCAAATTTTTTAGACACATCACCAAGATAAAATTCACGCCACAAGGAGGGTTTCATTTCTATAACAGCAGAACCCATTAGGTTATGTCTGTATTGTTTGATACACGGGAATGCATTACGCATACTCCTTCTATATTTAGCAATAATTTTGTAAGTTATTTTGGATCTTGAGTCTTCATCTAAAATATCACCATCGAGACGACTTAACAGGTTCTCGATCAGATCTTTCCTAAGTTCTGGTGGTAGATAAAAAGGATTTAGACCGAGCATAGTATTTCCTCTTTGCTCTAAATTTATTGCCATCGGAAACAAATGAAAATACGGTAGATTTGGAGTTCCCTTGCCAACGGGATTTCTGTATTGAAATAAATAACATTTACCAACAAACCTAATTGATCGTGGAATTGACTTTGGTTTTCTTATGGCGACTTCTTCCGACTCCAACTCAGGTGCGACCTTTTCCAGAAAAGATGAGAGTGGCGGGGCGATCTTTTTAATCTCCTCAAACAACATTAGAATATTTCCTTTTCCGTGAGGATCTTAAAACACCATCCCCGGTCACGGCATACCTTTTCCGCTGCCTCCCATTTTGCATTATTGACAGCGTATGTTTTCACCTCAGTGACATACCTGCGAGTAATCCTACCACTGGCGGGTTTGCTTGGTTCTTTAGTTTGTTTGAGTGGTTTTACTTCTATCATAAGAGTTTCAATTTCCCCTTTTTTGTTACGAAGTTCAACCATGAAGTCTGGGTAATACCTGTGTTTTTTTCCGTCTACGGGAGATATATAAGGTATACAAATCTCCTCGCTTGCCCAAGTAATTACATTTGGGTTTTCATCGAAGAGTTTCATACATTTTCTCTCCCAGAGACTACGGTAGGTGATTTTTGTAGGATCCCCCTGATATTTGTCTGGGCGAGATGGTTTGTATTTTCCTTTGTACGCCATATACATATATCTAGGAGCAAAACATGTCAGAAAACCCCCCATCAAGCACAAATGGAAATATGATATCAGATGCTGCAAAGAAGGTGGATGGTTTATTCGCTAGTAGCAGACGAAGTGGTTCTATGAATTCTGTTACAGACGGAACCCCACTGTACTATCCATCGGACCTACTGGCGGCAGATAATCCAAACTCAGAAAATACAAATGGGATCATCAATTGGTTAGAATTTAGAATGTTCTTTAAACAAAACGGGGGACTAGAAAGCGTCGTGAACAAAGTGTCCTCAGCGATTGGTTTTGGAGGACAAGATGACACAAAACAATCGAGTGAAACCGAGGGAGAAGTTGAACAGACACAAAAAGAAATTGGTAAGTATTTTGATTTCGATCCCAAGGATGCCGCTCCCGTTACCAGCGACACTCGACTTTCTAAGGGGACGGAATCAACCAATGACTCCATTTTCTTGTATGTCCCCGGAGGTATAGAATATAACGACTCTATAAACTACGAGGAAACAGCGTTCGCAGGAATTAAAAACCTTTCCAGTGCATCCGCAACTGCCAGCACTGTTGCTCTCGGTGGATTACGAAAACTGGCGGGCATGGCAGATAAAGTGGGTGGTGCTTTGGGACAAGAATCACTAAACACAGGTGCGGCAATCTCTGCTGAACTAGGTGTTGTGATGAACCCAAGAAAAGAGCAACTCTTTCAAGGTATAAACATGAGAACTTTTTCTTTTAGTTTCGTGTTCATACCCAGAAATGAGGATGAGGCAAAAACTGTAGCAGAAATTATAAAGGTGTTTAGATTTCATGCACACCCGGAATTATCTGCTAATAGTGCGTTCTTCAACTTTCCCTCTGAGTTTGAAATCAAGTACAGAACATACAACAGAGATACTAACAGTGTAGAAGACAACCCAATAGTTCCTAAAATCAATCGTTGTTTCTTAGATTCAATCGCCACCAACTACACACCAGATGATGTATACTATGCTTTCAGGAACGGGATGCCTCCCAAAATTACTTTAACTCTTTCCTTCAAGGAAGCAGAATATATTACAAGACAACATGTAAACGAAGGATTCTAATGTACTTCAAAAATTTCCCAAAATTTCAATATCCATCATCCGGTCAACTTGAACAAATTCAAGACATTCTACTTCGTGTAGGATTTTCCCCGAGAACAAAAGAGCAGGCAGGGACATTTGTTCTTTATAATATTCAAGAGGGCATGACACCAGAACAAGTCGCCGCCGAAGTTTACGGTGACCAACAATATTTTTGGGTCGTTTTGTTATTCAATGATCTGATGGATCCACAATATAGGTTTCCTCTTAGGACTAGATCGTTGGATGATTTCATTGATAAAAAATATCCATCTAAAACTTTGTTCCTATCTCCCGAGGGAGTTACCCAAGAGTTTTATAAACACCCAATCGGGGGAACCTCAACGGTTAGGAATTTTGACGAGGGCGACACCGTAACACTCTACTTAGGAAAAAGACTTAGTTATAAGGATTCGGGTCAAGATAAAGTTCTTGGTGTAATTAAAAGATATATTCCAGAGCAATCCGCAGTAGAACTATTTCAATTGCAGGGTATGATAAAACCCGGTGACGTAATTGTTCGTGGTTATGATACAGAAATTCGTGGACAGGTCCGTAAAGTAATCGATAGTCGATATGCAGTTCATCACTTTGAGGATAATGACATTGTTTTAAATTCACTAGCAACACCTCCAGACGACAATGGAAACCAAGTTCCCCTTGGTCAAACAGGTGATGGTTTCACGGAGTACGCTGTTGGTGTTACGCAAACTGTTTTAGAAAATTATATTAACGACTCTACCACGACCTACGTTGTGACAAAT